GGCCGCCAATAACCGATACCCAGACCCCGCCGGCGAACCAAGTGGCGTCGACCAGCCCGACCGCTGGCGGCACGACCCTGTACAGCACCCAAGCGCCGAGCTCGCCGCTCACGCCGTCAAACCCGTTCATCTACGCCCTCGGCCGAGCCGAGAGTGGTTGGCGGCCGATCTACAGCGGCATCGACAAGGATTATCCCGGCCAGCCGAATTCGCGCTCGCAGAGCGTACTGCAGATCGATCTGCCGACATGGCAGCAATTCCAGAAGCAAGCCGGCGTCACTGCGCCGAGCCCGATGGCGGCGACGGTGGCCGACAATATCGCCGTCGCCAGCAACATTCCAATCGGCCGCTGGGGCGCGAATACGCGCGCCCAGCTTCACCAGCAGTTCGGGCCATTTTCGAACCAGCAGACCATGGGCGAGCTCGCTGCCCAATTCGCTAACGCCCCGAGCGCCGCGCCAGCGAACTTCAATCCCTCGAGCGGCGGGCAAGCGTTCGACCCGACCATGGATCCCTCGATCATCGCGCATGGGCGCCAGATGGGGATCGATCCGGCGGCGACCCAACCCCGATCGGTAGTCACGCCGCCGGCCGGCGGGGGTGGGCCGATCCCGCAACTCGCCAATGCGGCTAAGAAAGCCAGCGACGCCCTCGGCCCGCAACAGGATCAGCAAGCGCCGCCGGCCCCGCCGCTGGTGCTGCAGGATCTTGCTCGCAACGTCACCCCGCTCGCCGGCATGGCGCCGCAACTCATGGGCGCGGCGAACGCCGCATTCGGCCAGCCGATCCGCAATCAGGGGATGATGGGCGCGGGGATCGTTCCCGCCGGCGGCACCACGCTCAATTCGATGACCCAAGAGCAGCTGGCGCAGCTGCAGATGCAATTGTTGTACGGCGGCGGCTATAGCGCCGGCGGTTTCGGAGGGTAACGCGATGGCCCTGGATCTTTTCCAACCCCAAAACGCTTTCGCGATGTTCTCGCCCGATCAGTGGTCGAACCAGTTCTCGAACTTCAACAATCAACCGATCCCGTTCACCCAGCCGCTCGCCGCTTATCCCGGCGGTTCGGGCTGGCCCACCGACGCATATGGCAACCCGATTCAGATGCCACCGGGGATGACCTTGAATAGCCCCGCCGCAGCCCCCGCGACGCCGGCGCCGGCAGCCCCGCAGCAACAAGGGCTGACGCCGGGACAAATGATGGTGCTGGCGGCGCAAGCGCCGGGAAACATGATGCCGGGCGGCAGCGGCAGAGGGCCGGTCAACAGCCAGCCGATGCTCGACATGTACGCGCAGTTGGAAGCGGCGGGACGAACGCCGCGAGCGCCGGGCTCCGGGCCGCAGATCAATCCTAACATGGGGCTCATGGATCAGCTGCAAGCCAATCCCCAACTGGCGCAGCAAGTGCTGCAGCAAGCCCAAGCCGGCCGCGGGGCTGCGGCCCCCGCGGCGGCGACCGCCGCCGCGCCCGCCGGCGGCGGCGCTCCCGGCGGCGCTCCGGGCCAGCTGACCTATCAGCAATATTTGCAACTGCTATCGAACCCGGGCCCAGCGCCCAGCTATCCGGTTACGTCGCAGTTCCCGCAAGCCAAACCCGGCTGGCAACCGGTGAGCGGCATGGGCCCGATCCAAAACTTCATGTCGAATTTTACGCCGGCCAAGAGTGGACCGGGCTCGAGTTTCCAGCAAGCGTTCGCCAACGCGATGAGAGCCCCCAATGGCTGACAATCCGCTCGGCTTCCTCGGCAACTTTCTGTCCGGCGCGAACCCCGCCGGCGCGCTCGCGACACAAATGGGACAGGGGCCCGGCCAAGCCGGCGCTCCGGGCGGTCCGGCGGCCGGCATGCCGGCGCAGGGCGGGGCGGCTGGCGGCGGCTCTCAACCTCCCACCGTCGGCCAGCCCATGCCGCAAAACCTCCAATCGACGCCCGATCTAGCGCAGATGTATCTGCAACTCGCCAGCCGTCAGCAGGGATGGGACAACCTCATGCACGGCATGGCGAACATGGCGAACGCCATCTACCCCGGCCGGCCCTATCACCCGACGTTTTCGGAGCAAGATCCCGGCGCAATCATGGGCAACCTTATGCAGCTGCAGCAATACCAACGCCAGCAATGGCTGCAGAACCAGTTTGCTCAATCGGTCGATCCGGTGCTGCAGAGCATGGGGCTCGATCCGCAAGCGTGGCACGGTTACGCGCTCGCGGCCGGTCCCGATTTCATGAACAAGGTGATTGAGACCCGCATGGGCTTCAACGACCCGGCCACCCGAGCGATGATGGCGGGGCGTAACAACTTCTTCAATCAACATGGCGGCGAGGATCCGCAGACCCCCGGCGTCGCCAAGGACGGCACGCCGCTGCCGCCGGAAATGGCGGATCCGATCAGCTACGGCGAGACCCAGAAAGGGCGAGCGGCCGGTGGCGTGGCGACAGCGCAAGCGCAAGTGGAGGACCGCAACGCCGCCCAGCGCACCTTGCCGGGCTTAAAGCAATCGACCGGCGACATGCTGCGAAATCTCGACAAGATCATTAGCGCCGATCCCTCCGCCCTTGGCGAATATCTCGGCGGCAATGCGTGGAAGCCGCTCGGCGGCGAAGGGCTGAGCGGCGTGGCGGCGGCGCTGTTGCCCGGCGACACCGAGCTCGCCGGCTCAATCAAACAAGCCGTCGCCGAAACCTTTGGCGAGGGCTTCCGCGAGGTCGCCGGCAAATCCTCTCGGGTGACCAACACCGAAAGCATGGCGATGAAAGACGCCCTGACGAAATTGCAAAACCGCGGCCAAACCCCGCAGGAATTTCAAGACGCCGCGCTCGACGTCAAAAACCGGCTGTTGCATACGCTGGGCACCGGTTATGGCGAAGCCGGGCTAGCCGACGCCGCGCCGGCATGGCTGCAAGGGACGGACGGCAACGGCAACTCTTACATCGATCCGCAATATACCCCCGGCGGTTCGCGCTATTGGAAAGCGCCGACGGTGCCGAAAGAGCTTACCGCCAACTACCCGGGATTAACCAGCCAGACGCCGAAAGGTCCGCAAGCGCAGCAACCGCCGACAGCCGCGCCCGCGCCAGCTGCAGCGCCAAGCTCCGGCGCCGCGCAAGCCGCGCCCCTGTCAAAGACCCTGGCCGGGCCGCAAGACCTTCGCGGATCCAAAAACATCGACGCTGATTTCAACGCGCTGCCCTCGGGCGCGCTGTTCATCGGACCTGACGGAAAGCAGCGAAGGAAACCCTAATGGGCTGGCAAGACGCGCCGGTCGTTGGCGGCGATCAACCGCAGGGATGGCAGAATGCGCCGGTCGTCGGCGACACGAGCTCGGGCTATTCGATGCTCGATTATCTCCATTCGGCGTCGCAGGGATTGCAGAACGTCACCCGGGGATTGGAAACGAATATCCCTTGGGAGCCGCTGCTCAACCGAGCTCAAGGGGCTCTCGATCAATATCTCGGCGTCGGTCCGACCACCCAGCAATTGCGTCAAGCCGACGTCCAGGGCCAGCAAGCGTTTGGACAATTACCGTGGTACGTGCGCTGGCCGGCGCAAGCTGGCGCTTATGGCGCCGGCATGGGCGCGGGGGTTGGGGCGACGGCCGCTCCTGGCGGCGGGATCGCCAATGCGCTTGGCGGCGGGTGGCTGGCTAACGCCACGGAGGGCGCCGCTGCGGGCGGGCTGCGCGGCGCGGGACAAAGCGATAGCGGCACGGTCACCGGCAATATCGAGAGCGCCGCGCCATCGGCGATTTTGGGCGCCGGGGCTGGATTGGTTGGCGCGACCGCTGGCAAGCTCGCCAATGCGGTCATCAATAAGACTGCAGGAGCTCTCAGCCGACCAGCGTCGACCGATCCGCTGGCGCTGGTCGGCCAACCGCCCTCGACCGGCGCGCTTTCGACCCCGGTGCAAGTGGAGAACGCCGCCAAAGCGGCGCGCAAGGTCGCTTATGACGCGCTCGACGCGCCGGGCTATAACCCGCGCGACGCCAATCAAGCGCTAATCGATATTCCACAGGGCTTTTGGGGCCGCAAAGCGACCGGCGCCGACACCGACAATATCCCAATGACCAATAAGGTTATGGAGGATCTGGGCGACAAGGTCACCAATGCGCCAAACGGGATCGTGCCGGCTTCCGACATTACCGACGCGATCCGAAATCTTCGCTCAGTGCGCGGGAAAGGGATCACCGGCTTAGACAACGAAGCGGCGGGGAAATTCCGCGCCGGGCTCGAGAACTTCCTCGCGACGACGCCGCCGACGACCTTCAACACCGCGACCAACGCCATGCATACGCCGGCGGATGTCGCCGCGCTTCGCGACGCCGCCGACCAAGCGCAACAAACGTTCAAGAACGCCGAAATGCTCGGCCAATGGCAACGCGGGGTCGAACAGGGACAGAACCCGTCGATGCAAGCGGCGCGCTACGCCGATAAATGGTATGCGCCACAATTGCCGGCCCGGACCCCGAGCCCGCAGTATCAAGCGCTCGGCAACATCGCCAATCCGCCGGCGCTGCCGTCAGCATGGAACCTGTCCCGGGCGGTCCATCCGATCCTCGAAAGCGTCGGCGCCATGGCCGGCGCTGGATTGGCGGGATCGCCGGAAGTCGGCGCTCTCGGCGGCGAGCTCGCCGGTGGGATCCTCGGCTCGGCCGGAAAAGAAGCGATCAGCGCGGCGATGAGCCGGGCGCAGCAAGCGCAATATACAAGGATGATCGCTCAGGGGTATCCAGCGTTGACCGGATACCGGGTGGCGAACCCGCCGACGGACGTGAGCCCCTTCGTCAGGTGGCTCACGCTCGGCGGCATGCCGCACCGTTAGTGGATGAACAGCATCAGCCCGACGCCGGCAACCACCGCGGCGAAGATTGCAAATCCGGTGTCCGGCGGTTCATCCTGCAAAATCATTTTGAGGAACAAGCACGCGACGATGAACGCGAGGATAAGCATTATCTTCCCTCCGTCCACGAGGGATCCTTGTCGGCGCCGTCGGGCGCCAAGCCGCGCAGGAGCTCCCAGATCCGCCGCGCGACCGATGCGTCGTGGGTCGACCACACCCGGCGGCCGTAGCGGCGCATCGCTCGCGCCACCACCTCGTTAGCGTCGGCCATAGCCGCGTCGGCGGAATATTGGGCCATTGAGCTTGGTTGATCGAGCGATTGACGGACCGCCGCTTGCCCGAGCTCAATCGCGGCGTCCTCGAGCTCTTGAATGTCGGCGCGCTCCATCGCCGTTGCGAGGGTGTTCATTCGTCAGTTCCTTTCCATTCGTATTGCCGTTGCAGCCGGGTTGGCCCCGCAGCTGGCGGCCGGTGACGCGCTTCTCTGCGCTTGGCGACGGCGATGCTGCCAACGTCGTCGCGGGTTTTGCTCGCATGACAGCGCGAGCAAAGCAGTTGCAAGTCGACCGCCCGCAGCGGCCGCTGGCGATCAGCGAGCGGGCGCAGCTTTTCGGCGATGACGTGGTCGACCTCATATTCCTTGCGGTTCTTGCACCACAAGCCGCAGTGCTCGCAGTGAATGCGGCCGTCCTGGGTGGCGCGGACCTCAACCGCGCGCTGAAGCGTCGGCGAGGGGTGACGGTAAAGCGCCATCTTCATGGCTCTTCTCTTTCGAACTGCGGCGGCGGATCGGTCTTGAAACGAACCCCGTGGCGAGCGCCGTATTCATATATGCGCTCGATCATTTCGCTCATTTCGGCTTTGGAAAGCCGGCTCGAGTGGTAGCCGACCGCCACCACGCCCTCGCCGTCCAGACCGGGCATGAAGGTGATCTGTTTCCCCATGGCGCGAAGAAAAGCGGCTTTCCAGCTTTCCGGCTCCCATTTGGAGCCGCAGTGAATAAGCTGGTCAGAAAGATCGTGCAGGAGCGTCCACATGAGCCGGTTCTGCCCGCTGGTGCGCGGGTCATCGACGAACTCGATCCGGGCCCCGGGCCGAGCTCCGCGCACGAGCTCGGCGAGCTCGTCACGGTTCAGCGGCGTTATCGCGGTCGAAATCCTCATGCCGTGAGCGCCGTCATCATTTTCTCGTGGTTGATGCCGACGGTCTTGCCGCATGCGGTGCAAGTCAGCCGCCAGTTGCCGTAGACCAGATCGATCCGCGCCGGCATTTTACACTCGATGCACTGCCACTTTTGCTCCAAGACGATTGCCCGCTGTTGCGCGAGCTCGGCTTGCTTCAGCTGCTCGCGCGCCATCTGAACCCCGAGCTCGGCGATGCGGACCGTCTCGCTGTGCTGCGGCGCATTGGGCGGCGCCGGCATACGTGGAACGGGCGGCAACGGCGGCGGCGGCGTCGCGCCGCCACGCTCGAGCGCTTCTTTCCACCGTCGATCAAGCTCGGCCCGCTGGGCGTTGAGGTCGGCGATCCGCTGCTCGATCCTGATCTTGTCGATGAGCGCGCGTTCGTCGCTGGCCCGTTGCCATACGGCGTCTTGCTCCTCCTGCTCGCGGCGCCGACGCTCCTCGCGCTCGGCTTTGCCGGCCCGCTGCTCGGCCGCCCAGCGCTTGCGCTCCTCGGCGGCGATACGTTCGTTCTCGGCTTGTTTCGCCCGCGCGATGCGTTGCTTGGCGAGCTCCTTTTCGTGCTGCTTGAGGAATTCGGCGTATACGGCTTTCTTGAGTTCGCGGTCGTACATCCGCATTTTGATCGCATCGTCGCTGAGATAAACGGCATGGGTCCGATCAGCGTCCTTGGCGTATTCCTCCGTCGCTTCCCAACCGGCTGGGCCGTAAACGGGACCGCCGGACGGCAATAACGTGTCGTAACCGGTCGCCAGCGCTCGCGGGGCCGGCTCGCCGCGCTGCAGCCGTTCGACCACCCCGAATTGCCATTCACGGTTCGCCGCTTCCCATTCGGTGTCCAAGACCTCGAATGGGTGCGGGCGGAATTTATATTGCACCAGCCGCTTGGTGCGCGTGCCGGCTTGGACGACCATGGGTTACGCTCGCTCTAAAACCTTGGCCGTCGCGCCGTCGAGCGCTTTCAAGAACAGCCGAAGTTCGCCCTCCATTGCCGCTTGGACGACCAGATCGCGATCAAACCGCTGGACATAGAGCTCGTGGTCCGGCGGGAAATCGGGGTGGTACGAGACGAAATCACACCATCGCCGGCCAGTGACCGCCATCTGCCATTGCATCTGATAGAGATAATCGCGGTCGATGGTCCCGGTGAGCAGGACAGCGACGTGGGCCGCGTGCTCGGGACATTTGATTTCGACCAGCCCGTGCTCGCCGACCAGTCCGTCCGGCGACGCGTGGGCTCCGGCGATTGTCGGATGACGAACTAACCCGATAAGCGTCACCGGCTCATAGACGAACGCGTAGCTTGCCCGGCCAGCGGCTTCCTTAATCTGGCCCTCGAGCATGGCCCGGCTTTGGTAGCCGCCAATCGGCCGTCCGGTCAGCCGCTCGGCGACCTTGCGCGCCATTAGGTTGAGGTAGCCCGCGGCTGGCTCGCCGTTCTTGAGTCGGCGCATGACGTCGGCGATTTCGCTCGAGCCGACCGAGCCGCAGCGCGCTTGCAGCCATTCCGGCGAATTCTGGACCAGTTCGGCGTCGGTCATCGGAATTTTAAGGGCGCGCGGGAACAGGGGGGAGAAGGAACGAAACCCCCGCTTTTCGTGGTGCATGACCGCCACGCCCGCGCGCCCCCCGCGTCGAGCCCCTGGAGCGGCTCAAGACGCGAGCTCATGTCGGCTTTCTTTTCTTCGACCGCGCTTCGATTGCTTCCAACGCGGCGCGATATTGATCGGCGGTCATTTCCACCAGCGACGGAGCGCCGACCTTAGCCAGCAGCTGCTCGAGGGCGCCGCCCTTGTCGCGCAATTGCTGCTCAACGAATGCGATTTCATCGACGCCGATAATCCGCCGGCCAGACGCGTCGCCGTCGTCGTCGGCGTCCTCGGCCGCATGCGAGACGATTGGCAGCACCAGCCGCAGCGCGTAGCGTTGAGCATAGGTGAGGGTCGAGCCAATCGCTTGCACCGGGTTTTTGCTGCCGGTGGCGTCATGCAGGAGCGGCGGCGTCGTCGCCGTGTTCTGCGCCCCGCTCTTATGCACCAGCTTCGCCGTCACTTGAATGCGGAAGCTGTCGCCAACCTGAGTGGTGATTGGTTCGAACCAGATCCCGAACCCGTTGGCGGCGAGCACTGGGATCACCGCTTGCAAGATGTCGTCAAACTTACTGTAACGGGTGGTTTGGATCGGCACGGCATGGGCGGGGATGCCGCCCGGGCGCTCGCGGTCCATCTTCGAAAAAATCTTAATCACGCCGTTCTGTTCGACCCGCGGCAATTGCACGATCATGTCGGCGTACGCGGCGTTAAACTCGATCCTGGCGAGCTCGGCCCGACGCTCTTTCGACATCGCCCAGATGCGATCCAAGAGCTCGAGATTGACATTGGGCAGCGTCACCAAGCGCTCAAGCTGGGCGAGCGTCGGATCGATCTGCCGTTCGAACGTCGCCCCAACGGCGGCCGGTGGGGACATTGGTTCGCCGCTGGGGCTGGGCGCGACGTCGCTAACACGGGGAACGGCGTCGGCTTCCGGTGAATCACTCATGCTGCAATGTTCGCTCCAAGTGGACATGGTGTCAAGATGTCTCTTTACAAATGTTCACGCAGAGTGGACAATCTATAGTTATGCACTCCACTTATCCCCAGACCATGCCGGGCCGCCGGCAAGCCCTCATTGAAGCTCGCGAGCGGCTTGGCGTTTCGCGGGCCCAACTGGCGCATTTGCTCGGCGTCAGCCGGTCATTCATCTATGAGGTCGAGCTCGGCACTAGGAATCCGTCGCTGTTCAACATGCTGCGCTGGCGCGACGCGCTCGGCAAAAAGCTGTCGCTCGATCTATTCGTGGCGGTATAGTGGGTCGCCGGCGGCGAACGGACCTATCGTTGCGGCCGCTGGAGCGCGACATCCAAGCCGCGGTCATGCAGCATTGGAAAACTCTCGGCTATCCGAGCACGCTGGTCGCTGCGATCCCCAACGCCAATGCGCATGGACAGCCGGGGCTAACCGCCGGGTTGGCCGATCTGATCATCTGCGGGCCGAAAGTGCCCGGCAAGGTCGCGTTCATGGAGCTCAAACGCGACCCGACCAGCCGGCGCACCGACGCGCAAATGCGCTTCGCCCGTCTCTCGGCCGAGTTGGGGATTTGCTACAGCGTGGTTTACGGCCGTGACCAGCCAATCGAGGTACTTGAACGTTGGGGGGTGGTCAAGAGAGCGGCGCAATGCGCGACGAGCGAACAAGCTGGCAACAAATCAACATCGGCCAGGATCGATCCCGAGTCGGGCAATATGTCCTCGAGCGGTTGAATGCGCCACGTTCGCCAGATCAGATGAAAACCGCCGGCGGCCGGGGGATCGAAACCAACGAAAAACGGCTGACAATGGGCAAGCTGGGCGAATGCGCCGCCGCTCGAGCTCTCAACCTCGATCCTGACGAAACCGTCAATTTCAACGTCTTTGACGTCGAGTGCTACCTGCCCGACCTGATTTTGCCCGGGGGAACGAGGGTCGAAGTGAAAACCTCGGAGGGCCGCTGGCTTTATCCGCCGGTCGAAGCAACCCGGAGCGAGTTCGATTTCGTCCGCTGGCATCGAAACAATTTCGACGTGCTGGTGCATTGTTCGCCCGGCGTCGGTGATTATTATTTCGTCAACGGCTGGATCAGCGCGCGGGATTTCGTCGCCAAGCATCAAGCGAGCGAGGGATTGCTCGGCCAGCCGCCCGAGCCCGGCACGCGGTTTGTTGATCGCCGTGAGCTTCACCCAATTCCGAGCTTGCTGGCGCTCGATTACCGGGGGGAAATCTGGGTCCGGTAAAAATATCCCCAACCCGGCTTGACGCCGGCGCTGGCGAGCGTAGCTTGGTCGAATCAGCAAGAAGCCGTCGGACGCAAACCCGACGGCTCCTCTGAAGATCAACCCGATGCAGCCAGGTGGACCTTGTCCCACAAATCTAAATCCCAAAGATCACAAACGCAAGACAGCAAGTGAGCAATCATGCCCGCTTGCGGTCAGACCGTGGGCGGGGATCAGAGAGAGGGGAGTCGCCAGGGGCGCCAGAACCAACCGAACCACCCCCACCTCCGTTGAAGGAGTCGTTGGGAGGACCGTTCCACTACCCCGCCGCTGGCCGCTGAATAAGCCGCCGTCCGGCGAAGCTGGAATAAGGATCTTCTCGAATGCCACTTCTTGTTAAGCGCCGACGAGGATCGCTGAAGTGCCCCTCACCACCGACGCCAGGATGCGGATGGGCCCAGAACTATATCGGCAATGCGAGCAGCTCGGCGCATCCAGTAGACTGGTTGGCGGGAAGGGAG